ACAACAATCTTTAGATCACGTCAGCGATACGATACAGCCTCATGTTACCAATATTGAACAGGAATTTGCCAAAAAGCTTTTGACTACAAAGGAAAAAGCAACGCATTTCTGCAAAGGAAATCTTAACGTTTTACTACGTGCCGATATCAAAAGTCGTGGCGAATATTATAGCAAAATGCTTACCTCAGGGGCCTACTCGCGTCAGGAAGTAAGAGCCTTGGAGGACATGGATAAAGGCCCTGAATTTTTAGGCGAATTCTTAACACCAGTAAACACTTTTACCGAAAGTCAGTTGATTAAAAATTTACAACCCAATGAATAATACAGCAAACAATATCGTGATTCGCGAAGCCGTAATTCGTGCCTTAAGCGAAGAAAACATACAAAAACGTGAAGCCGAATTTGTAATCTCTACAGAGGCTGTAGACAGTTACGATACGGTTTTTAAAATTGACGGCTGGGATTTGCAGCGTTACGCCAACAATCCAATTGTAGCGTATGGGCATAGAACCTGGTCAGACAATCCTGATATGATTATAGGCACGTCTACTGTACGAGTAGAAGGAAAGGAATTGATCGGTGTTGTAACTTTCGAGAGCGAAGAAGTCAATCCAATGGCTGAAAAAATTTGGAGAAAAGTACAAGCTGGTACGCTTCGCATGGCTTCGGTTGGTGCCAATCCTATCGAATACCGTTGGGGTGTTGCTGCCGATGGCGAAAACCCTGGTGTACTCTATTTCACCCGCACCGAATTATACGAATGGTCCATCGTGCCTATAGGTTCCAACCCCGACGCGGTAAAGCGTTCGGCCGAAACTATTCAAGAAATTCGCAAAAGTTTACAACCAACCGCTCCCATAGTAGAGCGTGAAGATAAAGGGCTATCACTCTTTGAAGCTCAATTGTTAATTAATAATAACCTAATTTAAAATGAAAAAAAGTACTGAAATTAGACAGGAGCTTTCTGGAATTGTTAGCTCTCAAAATGCCTTAATGGAAAAGGCAAAAAAAGAAAACCGTGAGGCATTTACAGCCGAAGAGCGAACGGCTTTCGATGGATTTCAAACCCGTATCAATGACCTAAAAGGACAATTGGCGGTGGCCGAAGCCTATGAAGAAAATGTAAGAAGTTTTGGCGACACGGCGGCTTCTGTGTTGGTTGGGGAAAAGCCAAGTGTACCAGCAGTAAAGAGAGCGCCTTTCTCTATAAATAAAGCAATTCGCTCACAATTGAGCAACGGGGTTTTAGATGGCGTAGAGTTGGAAATCCATAACGAAACTAAGAAATTGGCAGAACGTTCAGGAATTGCGACTTCTGGAATTTGTATTCCTTTGTTTGATCGTGGCTCTGTGGCTACAGAAAATCGTGCCGATGGCCAAACCGTGACACAAGATGCTGGTGGTTTTGGAGCGGCTCTAGTTCCTACAGAATTACAACCAGTTATCGATTTGTTACGTCCACAACCAGTGGTAGAACGTCTAGGTGCGGTTTTCTTGACAGGATTGCAGGGGGACTTGAAATTCCCTGTAAACGATGGCGGTATTGCTGCAACCTGGGAAGGTGAAGTTTCAAATGTAGCCAATACCAAAAATGCGTACAGCTCCAAAACTATGAAGCCTACTCGTTTGGCAGTTTCTGTGCCTATTTCGTTACAAAACTTAATGCAATCTTCCCTTGATATGGAAGCCTACACCATGCGTGAAATTAACACCTTGATTGCAAACGCTATCGACTTAGCTGCAATCAATGGTACAGGTACGGGGCAGCCGTTAGGGATTTTGAATGCAGCAGGAGTAAACACGGTAGCGGGTGGTGCCAATGGATTAGCGCCAACATACGCAAACATCGTGGCTTTAGAAACTGCTATTCATGTAGCTAATGTTACTTCTGCTCGTTTGAACTATGTTTCTAACGCCAAAGTAAGAGGTAAATTAAAAACTACACCATTAGAGGCGGGCCAGCCAGTCTACATGATGGCACCTGATGGTTCTGTAAACGGCTATCCGTTCGCGATGTCGAATCATATCCCTGGGAACTTAACCAAAGGAACTGCTAACGGGATTTGTTCTGCGGCAATTTTCGGAGATTTCTCTGAGTTAATAGTGGGCCAATGGGGATTCATGGATATTTCTGTAGACAACACTTCTCGTAAGAGAGAGGGTTACATCGAAATCACGGTAAACGTGTTCGTGGATGTGTTGGTAAAACAACCTAAAGCGTTCAGTGTTATCAAAGATATTTTAACGTAATATTCTTACAAATTATGTCAGATAAAAAACAAGTACAGGGGGAAACTCCTGTACTTAAAACAATACAGTTTGTAGCTTCTCCAACTGCTTTTTTTGATTTAGCCTATTCCAGCGGCGATGTCGTGGAATTCGAGCAAAAACAAGCAAAGGAATTGGTAGAGTCAGGCTACGCAAATTATTACGAAAAGGAAGAGTAATCCAAAACAATAACTACAATGGTAACCAATACAACTACAACTCCGGTGCAAGAAAGCGTGTGTTTGACTTTGGCGCAAGCTAAAAAACAATTGCGTGTAGATAGTTCCTGCTCGGATGAAGATGATCTGATACAGGATTACATCGACGCGGCTCAGGCTGTGGTAGAAAATTACATCAATCGTAGTATTAGCGAGCAACAAGTTGTTTTGGAATGCAGCGACTTTTCGAAAATTGTTTTTTCTCAAAACAACGAAAACGACACCATTGAGAAAATTGAGTATCTGAAACCAGGGGAAACGGTCTATACCTTAATGCCCGCCGAGGAATACAAGCTTCGCAAAGGCGTTACGGTAGAAACGAAAGAAATTACTTTTTTGGAAACACCTGAACTTGAGACTAAAGACTATGCAGTGCTGGTAACTATCAATCAAGGATGGGTAGCGGCCGAAGTGCCAAAACCCTTAATCCAAGCGATGAAATTATACGTATCTGATATGTATGAGCGTCGTGAGGACCGTGGCGAAATAGGACATAATTCTGCTGCAACGGCTTTGATGAGACCGTACCGTAAATTCTAAACCCATGGCAAAAACTCCTTTCATTGGCCAATTAGATCGTAAAATTGAAATTGTCGAAAAAACAATGACAATCGATACCCTTGGTGCTGAAACATTAGTACAAACTAATGTAGCGTGCCCTTATGCGTTCATGCAGGACATTTCAGGAGGCGAAGAGACGGACGGAAAGATTAAGCACATGGTTAATCGCACGTACACCATTAGATACAACGATAGGGTGAAACAACTAGCAAACGCCTTACTCGTTATCGATGGCGCACAACGCTTCGAAGTCTTACACGTCATCGAAATTGGTAGAAGGCAGCACCTCGAACTTAGAGTAAAAATTTATGAGTAGGCCATTAGTTGAGATTCAAGGCTTTGAAGCTTTGCAGGATAAAATTAGAGATCTAGCAAACGATAGAGACAAACGCCGTGAAGTGTTGGGATTGTTACGTCAAATAGCAAAGCCTACTTTGCAGGCGGCTAGAAATAGCGTGCCTGTTGCAAGTAAAAAACACAAGGCTCGTGGTAAAATTATTAATCCGGGTAATCTAAAAAAATCGCTCGGAACCATCACCGGGCGTGGCGATAATCCAACAATCTATGTAGGGCCAAGGGCAAAAGGAAGTAATGATGGATGGTACGGCCATTTTGTGGAATATGGGGTAAACAAATATGCAAAAGGATTCAGACGTAGACGGCGACAAGGAGCAAACAATGCTTCGGCTTTGGGTAGAACCAGGGCAAATCCTTTCATGCAGCGAGCCTACGATAGCACGCAGGGCGGCGTGACTGCGGATGCTGAATCGAAAGTAGCGGCCTATATTCAAAGGAGAATTGATAAACTAAGTAACTAATGTTCACACAACTATCACAAGAAATATACGCCTTTTTTTCTGCAAGCACAGCCTTTAAGGCGGTAATGGAGCACGACGGTAAAGTAAACATTTTCCCAATTGTAGCCACCGAAAAAAACAAATTACCATTGACTACCTACGTGCTAGGAGATCGTGAGCCTGAGACGAAAGATCGAACACAAATACCGATAACGGTAATGTTTTGGTTCGACGAAAATTCATACACAAAATGTTGCCAATTCACCGATGCAATGGTGGATTTGGTTATATCAAAATACAATTTTCTATCGGCAGCGATAGAATACAATGAGGGAAGCTTGACCTATTCAGGCGAAATTGTTTTTAATCTTTTATAAAATAATTATGGCATCAACTATTTATGACGGTAAAAAACTCCGTTTCAAATTCAACACAAAACAATTCTTACACGCTACTTCCTGTAAGTTGTCGATTGCAACGAAATTAGAAGAAATTGCTACCAAAGATACTAACGGTTCTATGGTCGTGCCAGGGAATTATTCTTGGAGTGGTTCTACAGATGCATTGCTAGCAAACTTACCAGTAGGCGACACTACGCACGTAACGTTCGATACCTTACTGGTGGCGAAATTAGCAGGTACCGAGGTGGATGTTGATTTTACAACCGCTACTTCTGGTGACATCATTTACAGCGGTAAATGCTTCATCGAAAATGCTGAAATCACAGCCGATACAGGTGTAGCGGTAAAAGTTTCAATTTCCTTCAAAGGAAATGGGAATTTAACCAGAGCCTTAGTAACGCCATAAGTATGAATGCAGTAGCAATTACAATCAACGGCAAAACTTTCAAGATGGTGTTCAGCTTAAAAGTTTTCCGCTCACTTGGCAAAGTTTGGGGTTTCGAAACCTTAGACGAAGTAGTGCAACGGGTACAAACTATCGAACAATTGCAAAGCGGTTCGTTGGCGGCTTTTGACACCTTTTTCGATATTATTCATGAGGCAATCAATTGTTGTTCAGAGAATAGGGAAAAAATTTCAAAAGAAGAAGTCGAAGAGTTGAGCTTAGAAGATATGAAATTATTAGCATCGGCCATAGCAGGCGGTACCACCGATAGTTTTACAATTCCAGCGACAGGCGAAAAAAAGACGAAACCCAAGAAACCAACCGTATAAGCCAGCGGGTTACTTGGGATGATTTGGAACAATTGGCCCTCGGGCGTGTGGGGTTGTTATTAGATTACTATTACTCCCTCACCTACCGACAATTTATGAATACCGTGATAGGCTTCGAAAATAAACGAACCCAAAACACCCAAATGTTCTGGGAAATGACCCGAAAAATTATGTATGCAGCAGTAATGCCACATGCCAAACAAGGGTTAAAGGACACGGAAATTTTAGAATTTCCGTGGGAAAAGGAACAAATCCGACAATTGTCACTCGATGAAATGGCGGCGATGCAGGAGCAAGAAGCTTTGTCCAAAGCCTTTTTTGACAGGTGGGATAAGTCGGAAAAAATTAAAGCATAGCGTTTTTCTGTTTTTTTATTAATTATTTTTTGGTTTTTGGTACAAGCCCGGCAACGGGCTTTATCAAAATCAAAGAGCAAACACAAAGCAATGGCAGGTTTAGCTTCGATCAACGTAAAATTTAGGGTAGACCTTCGAGAGTTCTCTACCGAAATGCAAACGGCTTTGCGAGAAATTGACAAATTTGGTCAAAAAATGCAAAGCGTAGGCCGTGGATTATCGGCAGCGATTACAGCACCTGTGCTATTGGCTGGTGCGGCTTCTATCAAGTTGGCGTCAGATGTAGAGGAATCTACCAACAAAGTAAATGTGGCGTTTGGTGCTTCATCAAATGTGGTAAAGGACTTCTCAAAAACTACTTTAGAATCCTACGGTATCGCTTCGGGTACCGCCTTAGAAATGGCTTCGTTTTTCGGAGACATGGCAACCTCAATGGGATTGCCACAAGGAGCAGCTGCAAAAATGTCTACCTCATTGGTAGGATTAGCGGGCGATTTATCTTCGTTCAAAAACATCTCTATCGAGGTGGCCCAAACCGCCTTAGCGGGAATATTTACCGGCGAAACGGAATCCCTTAAAAAACTCGGCATCGTAATGACCGAGGCTGCGTTGCAAGAGTACGCATACGCCCAAGGCATTCGTACCAAAGTAGCCGATATGGGCCAAGCCGAAAAAGTGCAATTGCGCTACAATTATGTATTAGAAAAAACAAAAAACGCACAAGGCGATTTTGAGCGTACCGGTGGCGGTGCAGCAAACCAAATGCGTATTTTTCAAGAAGTACTCAAGGAGCTAGGCGCTTCTTTGGGTGCGGTTATATTGCCAGCGTTTACCAAAATTATTACTACGGTAAACGGATGGCTCAAATCTTTCAACAATTTATCCGAAGGTACCAAAACTACTATTGTAGTGGTGGCGGGTTTAGCGGCTGCAATTGGTCCTTTGTTGGTGGTAGTCGGTGCGGTTGCTGCTGCAATTCCTGCGGTCGTAGCGGGTTTTGCTGCTATGGGTGTAACTTCTGCTGCGGCTTTAGGGCCTATTACTTTAGTGGTAGCAGCTTTAGCGGCTGTTGCTTATGCCATCGTGACAAATTGGGCACCCATCAAACAAATATTAGTAAATATTGCAAATTACTTTGTGGATTTATACAACAGTAGCACGGCTTTTCGTGCCGCCGTAGAGTATGTTATTTTAACCTTCAAAAATTCGTGGACGGTCGGGAAATTTGTTTTCAATGCGTTGTGGGAAACGATAAAATTAGTAGGCCGTCAAGTGTTTACCTTATTCTCAACAATGGGTAAATTGATAAAAGCGGTTTTGACTTTTGATGCCGATGGAATTAAGAATGCAATTGCAGAAGGTTTGGGCGGTGGCTTGGATAACATTGGGTTGTTTTTTAAGGCTATAAAAAAAGATGCCGTAGCGATGACTTCTGAAATTGCAAGCAATACGCGCGAAGCCATAAATAACGCAATGGATGGCCGAAAAATCCAAAAAATAGTCATCACGCCCGAAAAGGTAGATGCAAAAGCCGTAACTGATGCCGTAAGCAATGCTGCCGCCGCTGGTGGTGCCAAAGGTCTTGCCGGCGGAAAAACAACCCCACAAGTTAAAGGCATTAAAAGCAACTTACAACCAGCAGGATTAGCAACCACACAAACTATTGGCACGGATCTAAATTACGATAATGCAAAATTCCTTGCCGATGCCAAACTAGCGGGTGATGCTTCTATTGAGTTGGCCGATAAGATGGAATATTTATCCCAAGTAGGCGATGCTGTCGGGGCTTCTGTAGCGGATGCTTTTTCGGGATTGGCAAATAACTTGGTGGCTTCGTTGGGTTTGGCTAAAGATGGTTTTGGCGGCTTTGTAGGTGGTTTGGTTCAGACCGTTACCAAATTAATAGCAATGATGTTGGCTTCGTCTATCTCGCAATCTATTGCGGGAGCGGCAGCGTCTGGAACGGCAACAGGACCAGCGGCGATATTTACAACACCAGCCTTTATTGCTACGGCTGTAGGTGGTGTTTTGGCGGCTTTTGCTGCCATACCAAAATTTGAAACAGGTGGTATCGTTGGTGGCGGCTCTATGTTTGGTGATAAATTATTGGCGCGTGTTAATTCGGGCGAAATGATTTTAAACCAGGGCCAGCAACAACGATTGTCAGGATTAATCAATCCCGCAAATGCGCCAGTAAACGTGACTTTAGGCGGTGGCTTTGTTTTAGATGGCACAAAATTAAGAATGGTGCTTGATCGTACCGACGAAAGAAATAATAGAACAAAATAATGAGCTACTACGTTGACATAATCGACAAAGCCAGTCCGCTTACAAGTTTGGTATTGCGTACCGCTACGGCCAACGGTTTGGTGTTGTCCTGGAACGGTGGCGACAGTAAAGATGACATGAGTATTGTTGCCAGTCAATTCACGTTTGATTTCTTGGATGAGTTAGGTCGAGATGCTGGTTATATTAATATGTTCACGGGTGATGAACAACGGTTTTTGGTGCAAATCAAAGACGATGTTACCAATGTAATTCATTGGCAGGGGCACGTTTTGCCAGACTTGTATGAAGAGCCGTATACTAATAGTGCGTTG